TCCAGCCCTGCCGCAGCTGTGCCTCTTCGTTTTTCCGCTGCGCGCCGCGGCTACTCATGCTGCCACCGGCCACCAGCGCTCGGGTCTTCTCCCCAATCTGGGTAACGTACTTCTGCGAGCTGTCCTGCAGGCGGTTTAACCGTTCCTGGGCAACAATCTGATCGCCCAGCCGGGCATTCACTTCGGCCCGCGCCAGTACCTCGTCTTTGTTCGCCAGCACCGATTTTTCATCGGCGGTCAGCGCGCGCTTTTTGACGGCCTCTTCCAGCACCGAAAAGCGGGATTGTTGTTTCCACAATTCCTGCCGCTGCTGGCTGATGGTATCCGTGATGCTCTTATGCTCCTGCAGAGTGCGTAACTGCGCCTCCAGCTCCAGCGTCTGCGCGCTGGCAGTATCGACACTTTTCACGCCTGCTGGCGTTTTCACTGCTGACGGTTTTTTAGGCTTCTTCAGCGAGTCGTCGTATTCCTTCTTAGCGGCTGCCATCAGAATGTTGTAATCAGCCTGGAGGATACGTCCGTCTTTGATGGCCTGATTATATTCTTTCTGTTTTGCCGTAAATTTATCCAAAGCTGATTCAGTCTTTGAATATGCAGCCTGCGCCTGCGCGGCATACTTCTGGCGGTCAGATTCAATCACTGCCTCGCGGGCGGCGTTATCCTCAGTTGCCTTTGCCACACTGGCCTGCTGCTGAGCCATTTCCAGTGCAAGGCGGGCAGACTCCCGATCGTTCCAGTAGCTGGCGCGCGCATCATCATTGACATAACCATCACCTTTACGCAGATTCCAGATTTCATCTGCCCGCTTAAAGGCCGCCTCAGCTTTGGCAACCATCTCCTGCGTGGTGTCAGGCCGTCCGATATCGAGCGCCGCATCCCACATCGATTTAAAGGCACGCTTCAGACTGTCGGCAGCAGTCTCAATCGCCCCCATATTGTCACGCAGGCTCTTTGTCTGCTCACGAAAACCCTTAGTCGCCGCATCATTAGCCGCCTGCAGCGCCCCGGCTTCATCCCCGGCACGTTGCAGCTGTGCCACATAAGCAATCTGTTCCGCTGTGACGTTATGGAATTGCTGCGCCATTGCAATCAGACCAGAGGTCGGATCGTTCGTCAGTTTGCCGAATGCCGCCGCCACCTTATCGACCGGCACACCCGACGCATCGGTGAATTTCGCCACCGCCTGACTCATATCATCGAACCGGGCACCGGCACGCACTCCGGCGTTAACCAGCTCCGTCAGCGCACTGCTGGTCTGGTTAAACGTGAGTCCCGCCTGCTCGCCAGATTTCGCCAGCACCAGCATGCGGTTTGAGGTCAGCCCGGCAGTGTTACCGGACAGAACCAGCGTTTTATTGAAATCAGACAGCGTGGACGAGCCCTGATACCAGGCGTAAACCATCGCGCCGGTAGCGGCTGCCAGCGCGCCAACCCCCACCATCACCGGAGATATGGTGCCCAGCAGCGCCCTGAAGGTTGGCATAATACCGCCGAAGGAGTCTTTCACCTGCCCGCCCTGCTGCAGCAGGATGAGCCATGGGCTCTGCCCACCGGCCAGTTGAGTGGCGATATCCGTAAACTGCGCAGGCAGCATACGCATCGCCGCGTTGTACTGGCCTACAGAAATACCGGCCTTCTTCGCGGCGCTCTCCTGACGGGTAAATGACTGCTGGACCTTCAGCGCTGAGTCATTCGCTGCGTCACCCGTCTGCTTAAACTGCCGTTTTACATACTCCATCTGCTCGTTGAACTTTGACGAATTAACGTCAAGGTTAACGACCAGGTCACCCACTGCCGTCTGGGCCATAGCGAACGCCTCCTGAAATGCCCTCGGCCTTTGCCATCAGCACTGCGTCACCGGGTTCATCATCGGCAATATCCTCCGCAGAAGGTGAAAGCAGGCTGAAGCTGGCAGGGGTTGATGTGGTTTTGGGGTCAAGCGCGGTAATGACGATATGCATCAGCGAGGAAAAATGCGCATCCAGTTGCACATCATTAAAAAAATTGTCCTGGTAAAACGTTCGCCAGTCGGCGTATTCCGTTGACGACATACCAGCAAGCATGGCGCGCCAGTCCGGGCGACGAAATTCACGCGCCAGTTTCAGGACGAATGTCAGCTCACTGGCGAGGACTTTTCCAGACTAACCGGCTCAGTCACAGCGACATCGTCTGGTTCATTCGCTTCCTGCAAAGGCACCATGCCTGACAGCAGCTTCACGCTGTACTCTGCTGCGGAAACAATCTCCAGCGGCCAGGTCATCAGCACTTCATTCTGGATCTGCTCTACGTCTTCTTTCGGCGTTTTGTGCGTCCCTTTCAGGGGGTGGCCATGCCATAACGACATGGCCACCAGCAGTGCGCCGGATTTAATCGTCATATCCATCGCCGCCTGCATGTCGGCATCAGTGATACTTTCCAGCGACTTCAGGTGTTCAAGATGCTCAATACGCTGCAGTGCCGACAGTTCGTAGAGCGTGACTGTATTACCGTTACGTTCGAACGGTTCACTTTTTAAAAACATGGGTTACTCCAGAAAGCGGGGCCACAGCCCCGGAGGTCAGGAAACGGTGACTTTACAGGTCGCAACAAACAGCCCGTCGTTGGTCATCACGATAATGTCAGCGGTTCCGGCGGCAATACCGGTGACCGTCAGCACCGTACCGGCGACAGTCACCGTGGCTTTACCTGCATCTGTGGTGGCGGCCCGGAAAGATTGATCACTCGCGCTGGCTGGTGCCACGGTGACATTCAGCGTGGTGGTGGCAGCAACCGCAACGGTGGTGGTCGATTTATCCAGGCTGACGCCGGTTACGGCAATCGCTGCAGCAGCACTGTCTTCAGCAAGGCCTGGCTTACCGTTATTGCTGATTTTGACAGAACGGGTAATGGTGTCTTTTGCTGTCACCGTTTTGCCCAGGCTACTTACCCAGCCACGGAACACATCGATGGCGCCATTCGGGTATTTGATTTTGTACGCCAGCACGGTACCGTCATCAAACCAGCGAACCAGATCCTGCTGCCCGCTCTCAGCAGGTTTCCAGGCCAGCGTAAAACTGGCCTCACCCGCCGATTTCTGCCCCTGCGCGGTAGCAGTCCAGTCGGCATCATCGTCATCCAGATAGGTATCATCGTTTGATTCGGCAGTCAGTTCACCGGGCTGCAGATCTTTAATCTTTGCCAGGCGCGTCCAGTCAACATCCGATAATGGGTTAGCGAACGGGTTGCCCGATCCAGAATAAATCCAGAGCGTGGTGGTGGCACCCTTTACTGGCGCCAGTGGGTTTGGTGTAGTCATTACGTCCTCACATAATGTAGCTGATGGAATAACTGAGGTCGGCAGATCCCCACGTCATGGCCTCTTCATCGCGCTGATAGTCATATCCCTGAGCCGCCATCAATTCGAGAAGATTTGCCAGTTCGGGAACATCAGCCATTGCCGGATAGATGCGGTCCTCCATCCAGGAATCCAGAGCACTGTCTGTAGCCGTGGCTTTCAGAAACACCTCAACATGCAGCACGGCTGTCCACATATCTTCATCAACACTTTCATCCGAGGCCCGGGCGTCAGAAAGGTAAACCGCTACCGCCGGAAGATCCTGCTCATCCAGAAACCCAGGACGACCGTCGAACCATGTCACTGCATCTGAGATATTGCGCTGGAGCGCGGTTAGTACGGCTTTGCGGATATCACTGTTTTTCATCGTTTAAGGATCAACCTCAGTTGGTTAGACAGGTTTTGTCGCATAATTTGCGGCATACGTTCGTCCATAAGTTTTGGCACTTCAGCCCGGAATGTCTCGGTCAGGGGAATGGCCAGGGGAATACTGACCACTTCAATGGGATACCGGCTCTTCGTGGTACGCCGCAAAACATGCCAGCGGCCGTTTGCCAGTTGCTGAATAAAGGCCCCAGGGAAACGGAAACGCCCTACACGTAGCTCACTGTTCGTACCAGACTTATCCCGTTTACGCCGGGACAGACGCATGCTGGATGGTCCCAGTTTGATAGCAGGAAGATTACCGCGGTTTATGCGAATCAGAGCGCGCGGCTTCGCCACCGTTGCCCGGCGTACCCGCGCACGCTGCCTGACCAGTTTTCGGGGGACGCGGGTTGATTTCGCGACAGCGGACACACTGCGATTGACCGCCTGTGTGGCGATACGATTCACCGTCTGGGCGGAAGCGCGCGGTACAGCTTTTTTACTGATGCTGTTCAGGTTAGCAATGGCCTGCTCCAGCCCCTTAATCGACATATTCCCCCCTGCTTATTCGATAAAGATGCGTGGCTTGCTGTTAAAGCGTTCGTGGCGGGTAAGATGGAATTCCTCCCCTTCAAAAATCACCACGTCATTACGGCGCGGCCTGTATCCTGCAGTAAACACCACCAGTGACCGCCCTGTTCCGCTCAAAGGCCCCATTTCTTCCAGAAACTCAGCCGGAATAACAATCATGGGCTCCCCGTTGATGGTCGCTGGCTTGCCCATTTTGTTTACCGTGACCGCATCCATGCGGCTGACAAGTCTGTCAAAGGGATTAGGCATTGATTTTCACAGCTACAATTGCGGAACTGGCAGCAGCATCTTCCCAGGCTACCCCGGCCAGCTCGGCACCTGTCGCGTCGTTCTGCACTTTGCCATCTTTGATATGAACCTGCTCACCGATGGTGATCGCATCGGTAGTCAGCTTGGGCAGCAGGAAAACCCCTTCGGCAAAACCGTCCCCCGCCTGGCCTGCCGGAATATCAGTAATGGCAATCGC